AAGCTGGTTGCGGTTCGGCAGCTCTGATGGCGACCATATCCATCACCGAGGCGCAGACGCTCGCGGCGTTGCGCACGGCCCTCCTTGGATGGTTGCCGGCTGGCGTGGCGGTCATTCACGCCCAGGTCAATCGCGTCCCTGAGCCGAAGGGCGCCGACTTTGTGCTGATGACGCCGATCATGCGCGAGCGGCTGGCGACGAACCTGCTAGACCCGCGCGATACGTCATTCACGGGCGCGATTGCTCCGGTATCGGCCGCGTTCACCGGCACAATCTCGGGCACCACGCTCACCGTCACCGCCGTCGCATCCGGCACTCTCATGGTTGGCCAGGCCGTCACCGGCCAGGACGTGACCAGCGGGACCACGATTGCAGCCCTGCTGACCGGCACTGGCGGCGTTGGAACCTACCGCGTCACACCAAGCCAGGTGGTGCGCCTCGGCACCATGGCGGCGGCTTGCACGGTGTTGACCGTGGCCTCCGTCACCTTCGGCACCATTCTAGTCGGCGCTCCGGTCTATGACCCCGCCGGCAACGTCACCGCAGGCACGGCCATAACAGCGCTGGGCACGGGCACAGGCGGCGCCGGCACCTACCTAGTGACGCCATCGCAGACGGTTGCCAGTGCCTCGCTGTACGCTGGCGTCACGGCGTCAACCGCACCAACGCGCGTCACGGTGCAGCTAGACGTTCACGGCCCAAACGGCGCCGAGAATACGCAGATCATCAGCACCCTCCTGCGTGACGAAATCGGATGCGAGGCTTTCGCGGCGACCGGGCTGGACGTTCAGCCCCTGTACGCCAGCGACCCGCGCCAGATGCCATTCATCAACGCCGAGCGGCAGTTTGAAAACCGATGGACGATTGACGCTGTTCTGCAAGCAAACCCTGTCGTGACCGTGCCGCAGCAGTTCGCCGACGCGCTCTCGATCTCCCTTTTCGAACTGCCGTAGGAGCGCCACGCATGGCCAGCATTCCGGCTTCCGCTATTGTCAGCGTAACGCCTTCGGTCATCTCGGCCGGTGGCAGCGCGCTTGACCTGAGCGGGCTGATCCTTACCAACAGCACGCGGGTTCCGATTGGCTCCGTCCTGTCGTTTCCCTCGGCCGCGTCGGTCGCCAGCTACTTCGGCGCGAGCGCGGACGAGGCGGCGAAGGCGTCGGTGTATTTCGGCGGCTTCGACAACTCCAACGCCAAGCCGGGCGCCGTGCTGTTTGCGCAATACCCGACTGCGGCAGTTGGTGCCTATCTGCGCGGCGGCAGCTTGGCGGCGGTAACGCTGGCCACGATCCAGGCCCTCACGGGCACGCTGACTGTCGTTGTGGACGGTGCCGCGCGCGTTGGTGCGTCGTTCAGCCTGTCCAGCGCGACGTCGTTCAGCAACGCCGCCAGCCTGATCCAGACCGCGCTGAACACCACGCCGCCGACCGGCGCCAGCGTCACCGGCAGCATTGCAACCACCGTCCTCACCGTCACGGCGGTTGGCAGCGGCACCCTGGCCGCCGGGCAGCGCATCACCGGCACCGGCATCACCGCCGGCACCACCATCCTGGCGCAGTTGACCGGCACCACGGGCGGCGTCGGCACCTACACGGTATCGGTGAGCCAAACGGCTTCCAGTACGACCGTAACCGCCGCCTATGTGGCTGTGACCGTGACCTATGACAGCGTGTCCAGCGCCTTCGTGGTGGCCTCCGCGCTCACCGGCACCGTGTCCACTGCGGCTGTTGCCTCGGGCACCCTGGCGGCTTCGCTGGCCCTGACCGCGGCCACGGGCGCAGTGCTGTCGCAGGGCGCGGCCATCGCGGTGCCCGGCACCTTCATGGCGGGGGTCGCGGCCCAAACGCAGAACTGGGCCAGCTTCTGCACGCTGTTCGACCCTGATGCCGGCAGCGGCAACGCGAACAAGCTGATGTTTTCGGTGTGGACGAATGCGCAGGGCAACCGCTTCCTGTATTCGGCCTGGGATACCGACATCACCCCGACTGCCAGCGCGGCGGCGACGACCTCGCTGGGCTACCTGCTGACCGCGTCCAACTACAGCGGCACGGCGCCGATCTACGCGCCGGATGCCACGCTGGCGGTGTTCCTGTGCGGCGCCATCGCCTCGCTGGATTTCAACCAGACCAATGGCCGCGCGACGATGGCTTTCCGGGCGCAGACCGGGCTTTCCGCCAGCGTCACCAGCCAGGCGGCCGGCGCCAATCTGATTGCCAACGGCTACAACTTCTACGGTGCGTATGCGACGGCCAACCAGCCGTTTGTGTTTTTCTACCCTGGCAAGATGAGCGGGCCGTATCTCTGGATTGACAGCTACATCAACCAGATATGGATGAACAACGCGCTGGAACTGGCGCTGCTGTCGTTGTTGTCCCAGGCCAAGAGCATCCCCTACAACGCCGTCGGCTATGCGCAGATGAAGGCCGCTGCGCTGGACCCGATCAACGCCGCGCTGAACTTCGGCGCCATCCGTGCCGGCGTGACGCTTTCGGCCGCGCAGACTGCCCAGGTGAACGCAGCCGCGGGCCTGAGCATCAGCGACACGCTCGGCAATGTCGGCTGGTATTTGCAGGTGAAGGACGCCACGGCGCAGGTACGAAGCTCGCGCGGTTCGCCGCCGTCAACCCTCTGGTACATGGACGGCGGCAGCGTCCAGACGATCAACCTCGCTTCCATTGAAGTGCAGTAAGGAGCGCAGGACATGGGCACGATCACCGCCGCAAACAGCGTCTATATGCTGGCCGTTACCGGCCTGTTCCCCGTCCCGCAGTTGCTGCAAGGCTACGCGGCCGACGACGCATTCAGCACCGATGCCGTGACCCCGGCCGAGGTGGTCATGGGCGTGGATGGCCGCATGTCGGCGGGCTACGTCCCCTACACGACGCAGCAAACCATCATGCTGATGCCTGACAGCCCGTCCATCCTGCTGTTCGATGCGTGGCTTGCCGCGCAGAAAGCGGCGGGCGAGGTGTTCCGCGCCGATGCTGTGATCAGCCTGCCCAGCATCGGGCAGAGCTACGTCATGACGTTCGGCATCCTCACCAGCATCACGCCGATTGCCGGCGTCAAAAAGGTGCTGCAATCGCGCTCCTTCACCATCACTTGGGAAGGCGTGTCGGCGGTGCCGATCTAATGGCGCGGCGCACCGCAACCGTCACCATCGACGCCGAAGGCCGCGACAAAGGCAAGGCGTTCCTGCTGACGGAGATGAGCGCATCGCAGGCTGAACGCTGGGCAGCCCGCGCGATGCTGGCCCTTGCGCGTAATGGCGTAGAAATCCCCGAAGGCATCGCCAGCGCCGGCCTGGCTGGCGTGGCGGCCATCGGCATTCGCGCGCTGGGCGGCATGGCGTTCGATGATGCCGAGCCGTTGCTGGCCGATATGATGGCGTGCGTTCAGGCCATCCCCGACCCGGCCCGGCCAAACGTCTCGCGCTACCTCATCGAAGACGACATTGAGGAAGTGGCGACGCGCCTGCGGCTGCGCATGGAGGTGTTCACGCTGCACACGGGTTTTTCGCTTCCCGCAGGCATGTTGGCGTAAGCCCTAGCCTCGGCGGGACTGGCCCTGTCCAGATCGAATACCCAAATATTCCGCAGGCCATTGGCGCGCTTCTTTCCAGTCGTCTCGCCACGCTGGCGGAACTCGACACAGTGTACGGCGCCCAAGACGTTTATCTGCTGTTGGAAGTGCTTTCGGTTGACGCGCACAACGAGCGTGCCGCCCGCGAAGCCCAACGCTAGGAGGCTGCGGCAATGGCGACCGTAATCGACAGCCTCATCGTCACACTGGGCTTGGATGCGTCCAAGTTCACCAAGGGCCAGAAGGACGCCGCTGCCGCGCTGGTCAAGACGCGGCAGGAAGCAAACACCACCGCAAAGGACATGGAGGCTCGCGGCAAGCAGATTGCCGAGGGTTTCGCGCGGGTACGCAACTCCGCGATTTCCCTGCTGGCGGTGTTCACCGCTGGCCGTGGGCTAACCTCCTTCATTGCCGAGACCACCGCCACCAGCGCCGCCGTTGGCCGGTTGTCAGTCAATCTCGGCATGTCGGCAAATCAGCTTTCCGCGTGGCAGGGCGCAGCGCAGCGGTTCGGCGGTTCGGCTGAAGGGCTGGCCGGCTCATTCCGCGCGATCTCGCAGGATATTGAGGGCTTCGCGCTCACTGGTCAAAGCCAGGTTATCCCGATCTTGAACCGCCTCGGCATCGCGGTGACGGATAGCGCGCGCCGTGCCCGGCCGCTGGGCGAGATGTTCCTCGACCTCGCCGACACATTCAAAGGCATGTCGGCGCAGCGGGCGTCGTTCGTCGGCGGGCAACTCGGGCTTGACCAGGGCACCGTCAACCTGCTGATGCAGGGTCGCAGCGCGGTGCAGGCGCACCTAGCCCGCCAAGCCGAACTCGGCACCGTCACCGAAGGCCAGGCGCAGGCCGCCATCCGCCGGCAACAGGCGTGGCTGGACTTCACGCAGGCTTTCGAGACCTCGGGCCGCAAGCTGCTCACCGAGTTGACGCCAGCCATTACGAACGTCTTGGCCGAACTGACCAAGCTTGCGACGTACCTGAGCGGGCCGGATTTTGCGCCATGGTTCAAGGCTCTTGGCGACAAGGTGAAGGACTTTGCGCAGTACCTAGGCGGCAGCGGGTTCCGCAGCGACCTTGACGCCTTCGGGAAAGGCATCCGCGACGTAACGCACGCGCTGCTTGAAGCGATGTACTTCCTCGGCATCATGCAGCGCCCGCGCGAGGTGTGGAGCATCCCGACCGGCGGCGACCCTAACTCGGGACTGCCCGGCACGCCTCGCCGCGGCACGCTACGCGGCGCCGGGGCGGCCGGCGGGTTCTATGGTGGCGCAGATGGCGCCCTTGACCCTGGCGCCCTCCGTGACCGCTTCGCGCGCGACCTCGGCATCACGCCGGATCAGGCCGCCGGCATCGTCTCGGGGCTTCATGCCGAGAGCGGCTTGCGCCCTGGCATCACGCGACCCGGCGGGCTGGATTTTGGGCTAGCGCAGTGGGTTGGGCCTCGCCGCGCTGCGCTTGAGCGGTTCGCCGCCGAGCGTGGCACCACGCGCGAGGATGCTGACACACAGATTGCGTTCATTCAGCACGAGTTGCGGACGTCGCATGCGGGCGTTTTGGCGCGCATTCGTGCATCGCGCACGCCCACGGAGGCTGGCCGCGCGTTCCACGATTACGAGGCCGGCGGCGCGGCGCAGTTTGAGCACTTGCGCGACTGGCACGCAGGGCAGGCCGATAGCTTCAGCCGCGCGCCGGTTGACCCGGCCCTCCGCACGCGCGGGCTGTTCTCGCCTCGCGGTGCCGGCGGCGGCGGCAGCAGCACGGCAACCACCACCATTGGCCCGATCACCATCAACGTGCCGAGCGGCGACCCGAACGCCATTGCCTCTAGCATCGGCGACCGGCTGCAACGCTACGGGTTCGTGCCTATGGCCAACACGGGGCTTGCCTGATGGCGTTGCCGGTTATCAGCGTGCCGCGCTACCCGAACGTCCCCAAGGCGCCCGGCGTGCCTCCGGTGCAGCGCGCGCTACAGGTCGCTGAGACGGCCATCATCTTAGCTGCCGATGCCGTCTCGCTGCTGTCCCTGTTTGCTGGCCCGAAGTGGGGCATTTTCGACAAGAGCGGCAACCCGGTCATTGTCGGCGATAGCGTCAAATCCATCGCGGTGAAAAAGGGCTACCGCATCGCGGACTACCCAATAGAGGCTGGCTCCTTCGCCAGCTACAACAAGGTTGAAGCGCCATTTGATGCGCAGTGCGTTTTCACCAAGGCCGGCGGCGATGGTGAGCGCGCGGTGTTCCTGGCCACGGTGCAGGACGCGGTTGCCTCGCTGAATTTGTTCAGCGTGGTGATGCCTGAATTCACCTTCGCCAGCGCCAACCTAACCAGCTACGAGATTGAGCGCGAGGCCCGCAACGGCGCCTCACTGCTCACCGTGGCCATCGGCGTTGAAGAAGTCCGCATCACGGCCACCAGCACCTTCACCAGCACGCAAACGCCATCCGGCGCCACGCCGGCCAGCGGCGCCACGGTGCAGGCTGCGCCGCCTTCATCCGAGCAATCGTGGGCGGCAGGAAATGGGGCAACCTGATGCTGGTCATCCCAACGCAACCGCTAGCGGCGCAGTCCCTTGCCGTGGTGCTGGGCGGGCAGGCGTGCCGTATCACCATGGCGCAGAAATCCACCGGCCTGTTTCTTGACCTGTACGTGAACGACACGCCGATCATTGGCGGCGTGCTGTGCCTGGTTGGCGTCAAGATCGTGCGCGACGCCTATCTTGGCTTCACGGGCGACCTGGCGGTTTTTGACACGCGTCCAGATGGCACGGCGCAGGTGACAAGCGACGGCCTCGGCGGACGCTACTTCCTCGCCTATCTGCCGTGACCACAAGCTACGCGCGGCGCCGGCTGGAAGTCGTGTTTACCCTCGGCGCGGTGACGGACCTCCGCACCGGGCAGACCCGCCAGCCGACCTTCGGCAGCACCGGCAAGAACACCGTGACGCTGACCGGCTACCGCATCGCGGCCAACATCGCCAAGGTCGGCGGGATGTCGCAGGGCGTGGCGCAACTGCGCATCTTCGGCATGCCGCTGCCGCTGATGAACGAGTTGACCTTGCTCGGCGCGCTGCCGCTGGCGACGAAGAACAACACGGTCTCCGTGTTCGCTGGCGATGATCAGGTAGGCATGGGCTTGGTGTTCACCGGCAACATTACCCAAGCCTGGGCCAACATGAAGGCCGCGCCTCAAGCGGTCATGGAAGTGATGGCGCAGACGGGCGTCTATCACGCGCTGGCGCCTGTTCCGCCGACCAGCTTCCGGGGTTCCGCCGATGTGGCGACGGTCCTGAGCGGGCTTGCCGAGCTGATGGGCGTGACGTTTGAGAATAACGGCGTCACCGCGCAAATCAGCAACCCGTATTTTCCCGGCACCGCGCGCGAGCAAGCCATGCGGTGCGTCCAACATGCCGGGATTGAGTGGAACGGCGTTGATAACGGCGTGCTGGCCATCTGGCCTCGCGGCGGTCATCGCGGCGGCGTGGTGCCGCTGATCTCGCCGGAAACAGGCATGATCGGATACCCCGGCTATACGCAGTTCGGCGTGAGCGTTCAGACGCTGCTCAATCCGTCGCTGACGTTCGGCGCTCTGTTCAAGGTGCAGTCCAGCAGCATCCCGGCAAACGGAACCTGGGAAATATACAAGCTGGCGTACAACCTCGAAAGCGAGACGCCGGGCGGCCCATGGTTCACGCAGATTGAAGGGACGCTCCCCGGCAATGTCATTCTCAGCCGGTAGCCCTGTCGGGTTCCAAACGCCCGAGAGCATCGGCGACGACTACAACGCCCATGCGTTCCTCATTCAGTCGCTGCTGAACCGCGCCGCGACGGCAACGCTGGTGCAGGTCAAGGCGGTGACGAACGCAGGCGGCATTGCGCCGGTTGGCTATGTGGACGTGCAGCCGATGGTGGCGCAGGTGGATGGCGCCGGAAACGCGGTGCCGCATGGCGTGGTTCACAACCTGCCATACTTCCGCGTCCAGGGTGGCGCCTCGGCCATCATCCTCGATCCGCAGGTTGGCGACATTGGCGTCGCGGTGTTCTGCGACCACGACATATCTGCCGTCAAAGCCAGCAAGGCGCCGGCCACGCCGGGAAGCTGGCGCCGCTTCGACATGGCCGATGGCGTCTATATCGGCGGGGTGCTGAATGGCACGCCAACGCAGTACATCGCCTTCACCGGCTCTGGCATTTCCATCGCAGCGCCGACCGTCGCCATAACTGGCAACCTGACAGTTACAGGTGGCGTCACGGCGGGCTTCGGCGGGGCGGATAGCGTCACACTGCAACACCACACGCACCCGACCAACGGCGCACCACCGACCGCAGGAACGTAAATGGACACGCTCCTACTTGACCGCACGCTGTGGGATTTGGTGTTGGACACCAGCGGCAACATCGCAGTTGCCAGCAACCCATACGCACTCGCGCAGGATGCCGCCTCGGCCATCCGGCTGTTCGCGGGTGAGCTTTGGTATGACACGTCGCAGGGCGTGCCCTACTTCGCCGAGATCCTCGGGCACTACCCGCCCTTGCAGTTGATGAAGGCGAAGTTTGAGGCTGCGGCCTTGACCGTGCCGGGCATCGTTGCCGCGCGATGCGTCATCACGGCGATCAAAGGCAGGCAGGTTTCCGGCCAGGTGCATGTCACCGATAGCGCGGGCGTCACCACCACGGCGGGGTTTTAGCGCATGAGCGGCACCACCAGCGTCCCGAAGCCAGTCTTTGGCGCTACCGGCTTTATCGCGCCGACTGAGGCCGCGATCCTGGCCGGCGTTCAGGCCGACATGAACGCGGCGTTCGGCGGCAACCTCAACCAGTCGCTTTCCACGCCGCAGGGCCAGCTTGCCAGCAGCACAACGGCGATCATCGGCGACTGCAACAACCAGTTCGTCTATTACACCAACCAAGTGGACCCGGCCTTCGCCGAGGGCCGGATGCAGGACGCCATCGCGCGTATCTATTTTCTAACGCGCAACCCGGCGCAGCCGACCACCGTCACCGCGACCTGTTCCGGCCTCGCGGGCGTGGTTATCCCGGTCGGCGCGCTGGCGCAGGATACCAGCGGCAACACCTACGCCGCCACAGAGGCCGCCACGATACCCGCTGGCGGTTCGGTGGCTGTGTCCTTCGCCAATATCGTTGACGGCCCTGTGGCATGCCCGGCGGGCGCCCTGGCCACGATTTATCGCGCAATCCCCGGCTGGGATAGCGTCACCAACGCGGCAGGCGGCATCCTCGGCAATTCGGTTGAGGGCCGGGCCGACTTTGAGGCCCGCCGCGCCGCTTCCGTCGCGCTCAACGCCATCGGCAGCTTGGACAGCATTCGCGCGAATGTTCTGGCGGTGCCGGATGTGCTTGACGTGTACGCGACCGAGAACACCACCGACGCGCCGGTATCCACGGGCGGCGTCACCATCGCGGCTCATTCGGTTTACGTCTGCGTCGCTGGCGGCGCCTCAGCGGCCATCGCGCTGGCCATTTGGACCAAGAAGGCCACGGGCTGCGGCTACACCGGCAACACCACCATCAAGGTGGTTGATGACAACTACGGCACGCCGAAGCCGTCCTACAATGTCAAGTACCAAACCCCCACCGCAACCCCGATCTATTTCCGCGTCACCATCGCCAATAACGCCTTGGTGCCATCCAACGCGCTGACGCTGATCCGCGCCGCTATCACCAACGCATTCACGGGCGGCGACGGTGGCAGCCAGGCGCGCATCGGTTCGACGCTGTTTGCCAGCCGCTATTACGCCGCCGTGGCCAGCCTCGGCGCATGGGCGCAGATCGTCTCCTTGCAGATCGGCGCGAATGCCGCGAGCGTGGTGACTGGCAGCATCGGCGGCACCACGCTCACGGTTTCGGCCGTGACTTCGGGCACGCTCGCGGTCGGGCAGGTGATCTACGGTACCAGCATCGCCAGCGGCACGGTTATCACGGCGCTGGGCAGCGGAACCGGCGGGACCGGAACCTACACCATCAACAACGCGCAAAGCGTCAGCAGCACCACAGTCAGCGCAACCACGCTAGTTAACTCGGTGACGATGAATATTGACCAAGCGCCGACGATTGCGGATGCGTCCATCTCGCTGGCTCTCGTCTGATGGAAAACTACCAGCAGACCATCATCAGCGAGTACGCCAACAGCCCGACGCTTGGGCAGTTGATTGCCAACGTCAACACCTACATTGACCCCACCGTAAACCTCGACGCCTTCTATTCCTTCGTTTGGAATGTGGACACGGCGAAGGGCTACGGGCTTGACGTATGGGGGCGCATTGTCGGTGTTGACCGAGTGCTGACCATTGACGCCGGCATCACCTACTTTGGCTTCAACGATGGCGTAGCGGATTACGCGCCGTTCAACCAAGGCACCTTCTGGACCGGCGCACCTGAAACGCAGAACTACGTTCTAGCAGACGATGCCTTCCGCGTGCTGATCTTGGTAAAGGCGGCGGCGAACATCGCGGAAACCACGACGCCATCGTTGAATGCGCTGCTTAATAGTCTCTTTGCCGGCCGTGGGCGATGCTACGTCAACGACCTCGGCAGCATGAAGCTGCGCTACACCTTTGAGTTTTACCTTCAGCCGTTTGAGGTCGCGCTTCTGGCGCAATCGGGCGCGCTGCCTCGGCCTTCGGGCGTGGGGCTTTCCCTGCTGCAAATCCCATCTGGCGCCACCTTCGGCTTCAACGAAGCCGGCGATGCGCAGCCGTTCAACCACGGCACATTCCTGAACCAAGGGGCTATCACCGATGTTGGCTAGCGCAATCCCGGCGAAGCTATCTATCCCGTTCGCCAACAGCGGCACGAAGAACACCATCCCGACTGCCTCACAGATCGGCGTTACGCCAGGCGCGGCATCGCTTACCGATGGCTTTCCGCCGCTGACCATGACGGCGGTTGCGGCTGGTGGTGTGCCGCCGTTCGGGCAGGATATGAACGGCATCCTGTACGCCATGAGTGCGTGGCAGCAATGGCAAGGTGCTGGCGGGCAGGTAGCCTACGACATCAGCTTTTCCACATCCATTGGCGGCTACCCAAAAGGCGCGGTGCTGACCTCCACCACTGCCGGCATGTTCTGGGTTTCGACCGCCGACAACAACACCACGAACCCGGATAGCGGCGGTTCCAACTGGCTACCGATGAACGCGCCGGCCATTCAGGCGCAGTCTGGAAACTACGGAGCGGACAGCGGCACGGCCAACGCGATGGCGGTGACGCTAACGCCCGTGCCGGCTTCGCTGGCGGCACTGACCGGCACGCCGATCCGCATCAAGAAAATCGCCAGCGCGAACAGCGGCGCCGTGACGCTGAACGTCAACGGGCTTGGCGCTGCCGCGGTGACGTGGCCGGATGGCACGGCGCTGATTGCGGGAGAGTTGCCGGCCTCCGGCATTGTACAGCTTGTCTGCACCGGGACGGCGTTTGTGCTTGCCGCGCCTGTGCTGCGCCCGGTGATGTCGGGCGACACGACGCAGAGCATGGCGACCTTTGGCTGGGTCAAGTTCCCGAATGGCCTGATCAAGCAGTGGACGCTGATCAGCGTTGGCGCCAGCGGCACCACCTGGACCTATCCGCGCAGTTTTCCCAACAATATCTACAGCGTGTTGGCCACGCTAACTGCCGGCTCTGCGTCTACCAACGACGTTGTTTGGGCAGTCAGCCCCAACACCACATCAGTGTTTTTGGATTTCAATTCAACAAACTCGTTTTACGTCTACGCCGAAGCATGGGGAAACTGAGCGATGAGCTATTATTTCCACGCGCCGACCGTCTCCTTCCACGTCGATGACGCGCCAGTGCCAGATGGCTCGATCCTGATCAGCGACGCGCTGCATGCGTCGCTGATGCAGTCGCAGAGCGCGGGAGGCCGGATTGCGGCCGATGCCAGCGGCATGCCTATCGCGGTGATGCCGACCGACGCCGAGATTGCGGCCGGTGCCGCTGCCAAGGCCCGCAACGCGCGCAACGCTGCACTGGCGCGTAGCGACTGGGCCGACCTACCGAATGCCCGGCTGACCGACGCCCAGCGAGCCGCCTGGGCAACCTACCGGGCTGACCTGTTCGACTGGCCGGCGCAACCGGGCTGGCCCGACCTGGCGCTGCCTACGCCGCCGGCCTGATCGCCTCACCCCGCCCGACCTGATCGCGCGCGCGGCCTTTGCCGCTGCGCCCTTACCTATGGGGCTTACATGACCGCACCGGCTCTACAGGCGGCGATCCGCATCGGCGCCGGGCAAAACTCGGGCACGCCCACTGTCCTTATCGGAAATCAGGCGGTGGTGCATATCGGCTTTGCCGATGGCATCACCGGGCGACCGACTGCGGTTGATGACCCGGCGCTGACCGTACAGCCGCCGGCAACCACCGACGACCCGACGCCCTCGCCGATCATCTATACGCCAACCAGCAATCCGCCGCTGGTGGCCGAGGGCATCGGCGCTTGGTATGTGGCCATCACGCCGGGATGGACGGGCCTATGGGGCGCGCTAGCGGCTTGCACGTCGCCATATCCGGCAGCGGCGAGCGCCGGCTTTTTGATGGCTGTGTCGCCATACGCGGTGCCATCTCCAGTAAGTCCGACGTATCCAACGCAGGCGCTGCTTGATCCGGCAGCGAATAGCATTGTCGCGGGTGCGGTCGATAGCGGCGGCAACCTGATATTTACCCGGATTAACGGCACGACGCAGAACGGCGGGCAGATAACGGCTGCCAGCATCGGCGCGGCGACGACGGGTGCGCTGGCGACCGAAGCCACCGCGCGTGCCACGGCCGATGCCCTGGCCGCGGCCAAGGCGGCCAACCTCTCCGACCTGGCCAGCGCCAGCGCGGCGCGCGGCAACCTGGGCCTGGGCGGTGCGGCGGTGCTGGAGGTGGGCACCACCGCCGGCAGCGTCATGGCCGGCGATGACAGCCGCGTCGTCGGCAACGCCGCCGTCACCTCCACCAGCGGCGACCCTGGCGTCACCGTGCAGTTCATCACCAGCGGCGCGCGTCAGATCCTGATGCGCTGGCGGGACAGCGTGGCGGCGGCGGCCAGCGGCGTGGCCAATGCCTGGGCCGGGCTTGAGGTGGCCATCGGCATCCGGTCTCCGGTGGTCAATGCCTCGCAGACCCTGACCGTCAACACCGAGACGTTGACCGGCGGCAATGACGGGCTGACCGCGTTTCGCATCACCGACCG